CGTCCAATGAAAATGGTGGATTTACATCATCTGATGTTAAAGAAATAGATGCGTTGTATCCTGAACCAATAATCTGTGTCTCTAGAATATTATCCACGTTACCTGAACCATATGTAGCTGTACCATACGTAGCGGTTGGCGAACCAAATCTAGAAAAGTTACTAGTATTATTTGCTAATGGAATTACATTAGGTTGAATAACACCAGTATTAAATCTATCAAAATCTAATACTAATTGAAAGTCTACTTCAACTGAACCTGTAGGGTCGGTATATAGGTGTGCTTTATAAAATGTCTTACGTAGTCTAGGGTCTTGAAATGTAAGATATGGACTAGCAAATACTGCACTAATATTTTGACCATCAAAGCTACTACCTTGCTCTAGTCTATAAACATAGCCATCATCATTAGCAAAGTAAATACGTTCTTCGTCACCTACATACTCACTAAAACTTACACGAGCATTAACACCACGTGTTTCTGACCAAGCAAACTGACCTTCACCGATTTGTGTTCCTAATATTCCAAGACTGGCTTCATCTGATACACCACTAGAATAGCCACATATTCTGTATTGACTTTTGTTTCGTATGACTAGAGAACAAAATCCACTAACACTATTTACAAAAGAAGTTATCTGAGACTGAATAGACTTCGATAGAACAGCCAAGTTAAAGTCACCGATTCTATCAGTCGCAGCTAATGTACGTAAGCCATCTGGCCCCAGAAATATTACGTCACCACCAACTTCCTGTACTGTATCTGGTTGAATAGCACCCAAATCTTCTGAGACAGAGACAAGAACAAAATCAGCAGCACTAAAACCTGATATTCTTTTAATCTTAGTTTGACTAAAGATAATAAGCTGTTCACGGAATACTACTAAATCGGTAATAGTATCTGCAATATTAATTACACCGCCGCCTAAAGCAACAGAAAATTCACTGTCTTCATATGGAGCAGAGAAAAATAGGTTCTGTCCATTAGCAACAAACAAGTGATTAGCAAACGGTATTACAAAGTCACAACCAGTAAAGTCCCCACTTAAACCTGTAAGCTGTGTTAGGGTAGAAGCATTATCGTCAAAGATAAAAGGTTTACTTGCACCATCTACGATAAATAGTTTTTCGTTACCGTCAAAATCATACTTAGCAAAGCGTACAATGTTAGAGCCACTAAGAGTAATGCCTGCACTAGAGTATGCAACATTATTTGTAATTTGTGTCCATCCACTGCCTGATGACCTATATAGTTCAGTACCTCTAGCAGCATATATACGCCCATTATAATATGTAATGCCACGAATAATACCTGAACCTGCAAGTGCATTTGTGTCGTGTTTTACGTAGCCTTGTATCTTTCTGTAACCACCTTCTACTGATGGTTCAAAGTTACGTAATACTCTAGCACTACCGGGTTTATTAATGCCTTGTTGTAAAGGACTAAGGTTAGTAATAAGACCTTCACTAAACTCTATCGGATATGTAAGCCATGAATCAGGCATTATCTTTATTTCCTATACTATAGTTTTACATATTTAACTTGGTTTGTCAAGTCTTAAATGCTTACACCTTAACGATAAAGCTAGTTTGACCGCCTAATGCAGTGGAACGTACATAGTCGTAACGGTTAATAAGAACAGAACGCATGTTCTTGATACCTTCTTGAAATTTCTCTTTAGCAATCAAGGAGTCCTGTGAGTTACCCCTAAACAAGTAGGCATAGTGCATAGCACCGTCAGTGATAACATGCATAAACCTTTCAGGAATAGTAGGTACATCTGTATCATTTAGTAGATCAACAGGTATGCGGTAGTATTCATACACTACAGTATATGCTTTGTCGGGTGGTGGAACCATGCCATACTCTTCAGAGGGTGACTGGAACACATACCGTGGCATAGTAGATGAGGTATTACTTACATCATACTCATAACCAATGTAGTTATTAAGGTAGTCTTCATAGGCAATCACATTAAGTTTCTTAGTTGTATTGCCTAGAGCAGTATCCTCTTTAATACGAAACGTGTTAAAGTTAATTAGCTTTGCGTCATACGGAAAAGAATACCTAGTAATGTGAGGAGTTAGAATGTCCTCTTCTTCTACGTGATTAAAAGGCCAGTTATATTCGTACTGGTTAATATCACGAATAGCAGCATTGACTGCATCTTTTGCTTGGTAATAAAAACCAGAGGCAGTACCAAAGTTAGAAGATGTAAGTTCCACCTCATTCAGTCTACGGTTTACTTGGTTTACTAGTCCTAAAAAATCATATGCCATTACTTATCTCTCACTTTAAGTTTGATACTACGCTCTGCAATGTTGCCTGTATTGTCAGAGATTTGACAAAATATAGTATACTGTACGTTGTTTGTTCCATCAGCTAAAAAGATAGTCGCTGTTTTATTATCACTGCTAATAGTTTGCGAAGTACTACGTAAAGCATTGACTGTACCTGTAGGAGTGATTACAGTTTTTACACCACTAGCATTATTGACAGACCACACAACACTACTAATAGTGCCTGCTCCAAGAAACCTTGACCAGTCTACACTATAATCTAAAATTTCATCTGGGTCTTTGTTGGGCCAACGAAAAGACATTCTTCACTCCTATGCTGCAACTTTAACTGTGCGATCAAATGTTGATAAACTTCTTTCAACGCTAATTCTACGTGCGTCTGCACTTACTAAGTTAGTTCTATCTGCAGAATTAGTTCTACGTTCAATGTATACTGTTCTAGGTCTTGCGTAATTATCACGCTGTCCAAAGTAATTAAAGGCACTAGAAGAAGCACGTACCGTTGCAATACCTGCAAGATTACCAAAGGCACCTTGAATTAAGATAGTCAGCACAGAAGTAGATGCGCTTCCCTGTACATTAGCAAACGAGTTAGCAATACGTAATGAACTACCAGTACTGCTTGCTGTGCCAGATATATTACCCGCTATAGGCTGTACAGAACTACCAAATCCTGTAGTGCTTGCTACACCATTTACAGTACTTACACCGCCACCTACTAAACTACCCGGTGCCGGGGTTGATGTAGCAGTACCTGATACATTAGTAGTGACTGGTCTAATCGCAGTACCGTTACTTGTTGTGCTTGCTGCACCTGCAACAGTAGACGATGTGAGGTTTATACTAACAGGACTTGCTGCTACACTAGCTACGCCAGTTACAGTCGCATCAGGTTCCTGTACTCTTATACCCGCTGCTGTTACATTACCTACACCGAATACAATTGTTTCAGCATTAAGTAGTCCGTAGCCTGTAGCAGATGATGTACCAAATGCAGTGACTGCAGCGGCACCAATGCGTCTTGCTGTAGCTGTACCTGTCTGACTACCGGCACCAGAAATACTCGCAGAAACATCAAAGGTCTCTGGCGGCAGTGAAGATATGGAAAGTTCACTTATTGCGCCGTATGATAACATAGTGGGTAGCTGTCCTTACGTTAAGCTGTGTATGCCTTACCAGTGGTAATCGCTGCATTAGCCGCTGTCATGTCTTCTGTAGTCCAAAAGTCTTTAGCAACCATAATCTCCAGATGCTCAACATTCCTGTTTACACAGCCCTGCTTGTCTGCGGCATCATCGTTTGCCATAGCCTCACCAGCAATAATAGCATTGATGAGATCAACGCTGTGACCCATTGCTGTGTAGTGCTGTGCGATTTGTTCTGTTGTTAGTTCGTCCATTAGTTAGCCTCCAGTGCTGCAATGCGTGTTTCTAATTGGTCAATTTTGGTTAGTGCTTCCTGTAACGCTGCGGTTAGCAGTGGTACAAGTTTGCTTTGGTCTATTGCTTGTGGCTTGATGTTACCTTCATCATCAACCGCATCCTTTTCCCCACTAATAGCCTCTGGCACAATATCAGCAACCTCGTGTGCTAGAAAACCATCAACAGTTTTGTCGGCATCTACAATAAAGTTAAACCGCTTTGGCGCAAGCTGTTGCACACGGTCTGCTGCGCCTGTTAGGCCAACTACGTTTTCTTTGAGGCGATAGTCTGATGAGGTATAGTATGAAGTTGATGAACCATTCCCTTGAATAGAGCCGATTCCAGTTCCGGCATATTCAAAACTAATAAAATACTGATTGTGGAAAGAAGATCTGCATCGTATATCCCAATCAGAATGATTACCAGCTTCTATGTATAAACGTGTATCATAAGCTGCTTCTCCTGAATGGTCAGGCATCAGCCAACTGCCGTTTATAAAATATTGTCGAGGATTACCATCGCCATCCGACAGCACGATGTTGTTGCTGCCCGTGCGGATGTCTAGGCCGCCTTGATTGCCGTTGTAGCGACCGATGATGGTGTTCTTTGCGCCTGTGGTTATTTGCGAGCCACTATTGTAACCAATAAATGTATTTGTATAACCTGTTGTATTGTTATAACCAGCAGTTTGCCCTACAAATACATTAGTTCCGCCAGTACTATTACTATACCCCGCCTGATACCCAACAGCCACGTTGTCAGATGCGGTGGTGTTGGAAAGCAAAGCCTGATTACCAATGGCTACGTTGTAACCTCCTGTAGTATTACTACTTAATGCTGCGTTACCAACGACACTGTTTTGTGTTCCGCTAGTGTTAAGATACATACTGCCTTGGCCTATAGCCACATTGTTTGCACCTGTAGTGTAATACATAACACTATGACCTACAGCAGTATTAGCATTGCCAGTGCTATTACTACGAAGTGAATTATAGCCTACCGCTGTGTTTTCGGATGCGGTGGTGTTGTTGTATAATGCGCTGTGACCCAATGCCGTATTATAAGAGCCAGTGGTATTGCCATCCATTGCTGTTGACCCAACTGCAACGTTATTTGTTCCTGTTGTGGTTCGGTAAGCGGCGTATGCACCAAAAGAGGTGTTAAGTCCAGTAGTGTTATCACGCAATGCCAAATAGCCCACACCAGTGCTGTAACTTCCAGTGGTGTTTGAATCAAGTGCATATGCACCTAAAGCAACATTAGCTGTGCCAGTAGTGTTTGCCCGTAACGACCGATAACCTACCGCTGTGTTTTCGGATGCGGTGGTGTTGGAGATGAGGGCAGTATCACCAACGGCGGTATTATATTGACCAGTAGTGTTGTACCTAAGAGCAGCTACACCCACACCAGTATTTGAGGATGCCGTAGTGTTGTTTGTCAGTGCCGCATAGCCAACTGCTGTGATTTGACCTGTTGTATTTGAAAAACCAGCAATATCACCTATTGCAGTAACTGCATTAACAGTTGTAGTTGAATAACCCGCCTGTCTACCTATAAAAACACTGTTAGTTCCAGTAGTATTAGCATACCCAGCCTGATAACCCACGGCAGTGTTGTTACTTGCGGTGGTGTTAAATACTAAAGCCTGAGTGCCTATAGCCACGTTGTTTGAGCCAGTAGTGTTGTTGTACATAGCACCACGACCAAAGGCATTGTTGTAATTACCCGTTGTGTTTAAATACAGGGCGGTATGTCCAAATGCTTGGTTTTCTGTACCAGTACTATTACTATACCCAGCTTGAAAACCAACGGCAGTGTTGTAAGATGCGGTGGTGTTGGAGAACAGTGCAGCCGTACCCATTGCAGTATTATACGACCCAGTTGTATTAGAATACAATGTTGACAGAGTTCCAGAAGAACCAAATCCGCTATTGCCTTGTCCTGTAGTATTCAAAGCTAGTGTGTAAGCACCAAAGGCGGCGTTATTAGCACCAGTAGTGTTTGCATTAAGCGAGTTCATACCAACAGCAGTAAGGCCACTAGGAGTGGTGTTCGCATACAAAGATTGATAACCCACAGCAGTGTTGCCGGATGCGGTGCTGTTGTTTTCTAGGGCAGAACGACCCACAGCTACATTGCTTGCGCCAGTATTCAAATAAAGGGCAGCATAGCCTAGTGCAGTATTGCCTTCAGAACTGACATTTGTTTCAAGGGCGTTACTTCCCACTGCGGTGTTTCTTACGCCAGTAGTGTTTGCAGTTAAAGCAACATTACCAACAGCAGTATTTTGATTGCCAGATGTTAGGCTGTCTAGCGCAGTATCACCCAAAGCCACGTTGGTTGTACCAACAGGATAGTTACCGTCCAGCTTGATTGTGCCGCCGTCAACACTTACATTACCAGCAACGGTGAGACCATCAACGGTAAGGGTGCCGGTGATATCCTTATCTGCACTATCTGCTAGGTCTCTTGCTCTGGTCATTTACTATTCCCCTGCTGGTTCTTCAGCTACTGGTGCTATCTCAGCCGCTTGCGCTGCCAGATGCGCTGCATAGGCATCCTTCACAGCCTGTGTATGTACCGCTGCACAGATGGCTTGCACCTCTGCGCTTTCTTGTGTGATGTCAGCGTCAGGTGCTACAACGTGCCGTGAAAAGCCACGGCTAATCTCAACGCCATCACGCTTGATGACTGTTGCGGTGCGTACTTGGATGTGCTTGTAGTCACCTACGACTTCGATTTTGTCTTGGATTGTTTCTTCTGTTAGTGTTGCCATTTTTATCTCCTATGGATGGACTGTCCGACCTGATAATCCAATCAGGTTAGAATGTGCGGTATTGTGCTGAAATTCTAAATTCGTAATTACTAAATTCAGATGTAGCGTAAGCCTGTGCATCTTTATAGACGTAAATAGTACTCCCTTGAACTAACAACCCGATAGAATCAGATGTTGTGGCTGTTGTGTAACCAAGTGAACCAGCAGAGTCGCCGTTTGTACTAAATGGAAGACCTCCTAAAGCCATATACTGACCTACAGTATTTGTTGGGACTATTAGGTGACAGCTTAAAAACACCCTATTTCCTATCTTTGTATACGAAGCACTGGTTACGCTAGGTGTTAAACCGCCGTTAACTATGGTTACATTCCAAGTCCCCTCTTCATAGTCATTTAGATTTGAACTAGCCGCACCAAACTCTATGCCATCATTTACTATGCGAACTTGATTTGCTGCTGGTGCATTTCCATTAGGAGCAAAAGCAATATAGCCGCCACTACTACTAGTCGCATACATAGTAGGATAACCTGAACCGTAACTTCCACCCCAAGAAATATTATTACCATTGCCTATTTGAACACCGCCGGAGAGGTAGAGGTCTTTGAAGCGGCTACTAGAACGACCTATATCAATTGTTGCATCTCTGATTGAGTTTGTAGATGGATTCCACGGTTGCAAGAAATCGTTTCCAGAATTGAACATTAAGCCAGTATCGCCAGTTCCTATGTAAGTATAGGAAGAAGAATTACCGACACCAATCGACCCGACAACTGCCCCTCCACCTTTCCTTAAATTTATAATGCTGCCTGAACCATCTGACCTTGCTATGTCGATAACAGGCGTATTACTTGTGACAGCTTCTATCTGACCATTTACACTTAATTTCGCATTTCCAGTAATCAGCGCACCAGTCGTACCCACCAGCAGGTTGCCGCTGCTGTCAATACG